TCACCAGTCACGCTAGCATTTTGAATAGTTACCGAAGATGTGTTCGTAGTCCCTATACTGATACTACCATTGTCCCCTGCACCGCTTGCTAACCCGCCTTGTATACTAATACCGCCAGCATTACCGGAACCTGTATTTGCACCGCCTAAAATTACGATGCTGTGTCCTGCCAAAGCACTATCTCTTGATGCACCTGATATAGTTAAATCTGCATCATCCTGTGAGTAAATGTTTGTTACTTTGATTTGACCGTTGATATAAGCATCTCTAAATCTATTAGAGTATGATCCTAAATCCCAAATATTTGCCTGAAACGGAGTAACATGTCCTCTGATCGTGCCATCTAAATTCACAGCTGATAGTATTCCATCTATCATTATTGTTGAGTCTTGACTAAACACGCTGCCAATAAGGTCGCCGCTATTATTAACGTCTACAGTTAAGTCACCATTCTGTACCTGTGCTAGAGTAATGTAACCTGAATCATTTAGAAATGTGCTTATATTAGATCCTGGCTGTACTGCACTATCTGCTTTTACACCCTGTGCGCTAGTAGCTGCATCGGTGATGCCGTATCCCGATAATGTAGTAGGAGTGCTAGTAAGATCACCAAATGCAACACTAGTTAAATATCCTGCATCATTTGTTAGCACACCTATGTTTGAACCTGGAGTCAAATAATTACTATCGTTAGCGAATGTGCTTACATTAGTAGGGGTGTTGGAAAGATCACTATAGCTACCGCTTGTAGCAACATCTGCAAGAGTTGTTCCCCCTAACGATATATTAGTAGCATTCACATTTTCTACAGTAAGTGTGCCACTGCCTGTAATGTTTACAACTCCGACAATATCGTTTCCAGATAGCTGTAGGTTATCCCCTGATGGAATTTCTTTTATTTGGTTACTGTCCGAAGTATCAACTACAAGTGGAAATCTATTTGCCATCTTTTAATCCTGTTTTTTATATTTATCGGCTTTTGGTTCTATTATAACTTGCATGCCGCCTTTTGAAGGAAGGACAGTGACTTTCTGTCCATCTCTAGTAGTTTGCACAATTGGTTTAGGTTTCTTGGCCATTATATTCTACCTACAACAACTTCAACAACACCTTTATCGCTAGTATCTTTGGTGCCTACTGCTTTACCAATTACTGTGCCTACTTTAGGATCACTATCAACAATTGCATATCCTGGAACAGCACTTGCAACTAACATATCACCTTTTGCAACTCGTCCAATAACTTTACACGGTACACGCCCTTGTAGCGCAACAGGCGTAGCAATACCCGGACATGCTTGGTTCATTGTATATGCAGGATTTTCTGAAACTACTCCAGCAACTCTTGTTGAACGATGTTCTGTGCTTTGTGTAATTTCCTTATCACCGCCAAATACAAGAACTGTACCTGCTTCATACTCCGTATCAGCTTCATAATATTCTGCCAAGTCAGCATATGTAGCTTCAAACTTGGATCCTGTTGTAAGTGTCCATGTGCCTGTTACAGTACCAGCTGTCGCTGCTTCTCCTGTTGTAAGATCAGTTGTTTTCACCTGTGCAAATTCAACGTTGTCGCCTGTGCCTAAACCATGTGCATCACCTGTTGCACTTACTGTACCAGTTGAACTTAAACTAAAGTCTAGATTTAGTTCACCTTGTGTAGTGGTTGTTGTATCGCTTACACTGATTGCCATTGTACCAGTCGTATTGTTCGGAACAGTAATTGTGCCGGTGCCTTTGGTAATGTTACCACTTAACTTTAAGGTGTCATTTACATAAACAGAACCAGTTCCGTCTGCTGATAAAGTCAAATCTGTATCTGCAGTATATGAACTTATGCTATCTACATTCAGTCCGCCAGTTGTGATATTAGTAATACCATCTACTTGTAGAGTATCGTTTATCTCTACAACCCCGGTACCGTTAGCACTTATCTGCAAATTCGTATTCGTATTCATGCTTCTAATATCATCGGTTTCTAAACCAGTTGTTGTTACTCTGGCCTCAACATTACCGCCTGTAACAAACGCAATCTTATCTGCACCTCCCAGTGCCTTACCTATTCCTGCACCAATACCAATACCCGTGCCTGTTGCATCTTTTTCATCTGGTGCTTCGATAAACGAACTGTAAATCCAACGTGCTGCTACTGCTGATGTTTCGGTTGTAGCATCGTCTGCACCTTCTTCACTCTCTGCACCACCAACTGTACCAAAATCGCTTGCTTGATGTAATGAACTTTCGCTAAATGCGCCTATATCGCCCACTCGTACAACACCGCCTGTATTGATAGTTGGCTTACTAGCACCGCTCGACGTAAATATTGTTCCTTGTTCAGGAGTCGACACAGTCAATGACGCAGAACTTTCTGTAAGTACCACGTAGCTTGGATCAGCACCAACCACTAACGATCCTACGTGTACCTGACCATTGTCATCTCTTTTAACTAGCGAGTTACTTGTATTGTCATATGCAATATCTGTATATGCATAAGTCCCCCCGCCAGCAGTTCCGTATTGGATAAGTGCCAATCCTGGATCGTTAGGTGTTAATGCTGGACCGTATGCACGTTCTGTAGTAAAGTCATCATCTGATAATCCTTTACCTTGATCAATTACAGTAGCAAAACTTACCGCTTCTGCTGCTCCATTACCGTCTGTCGCTCGGCCAATTACACTACCGCCGTATGTATCACCAGTGTTACCGCCAGTCATATCTGGAAGTTTTTCGTAGGCAACTCCTCTGTCACGTAGGTTAATATAACCTGAACGTTCAGCTGCCGAAACAGTTGAAGTAGTATTTGCGGCAGTCCCTGTAACACCGTTAGAAACTGTCGACTTGTAAATAGCCGTACTATCTACCGCCCATGTATCTGTAGTCCTAACTACAACGGTTGCGCTTCCACTTACACTGGCCACTACATACCCAGTAGGAACAGCACCACCCTCTGGATCTCCTTGGTATAGTATATCTCCTGCGGCTGCAGATATAGTAGCAGTTGTAAGTGTTAATTTCACATCTTCTGCAAAACTATCTGCTTCAAATGCTGCTATACCTCTTGATGATTGCCCTGTTCTACCTGTACCAGTAGCTTCGCCTGCCGCAATACCACCACTAACATATGCTGTAAAACTACTAGAGTTCACAGCGCCAGATGGACCACTGTTTTCGTATAGGGCGAATGTCACACTGGATAGTCTATCTACATAGTATGAATTACCGTTTAGTTCTATCATACCTACAACATCACTTATTTGTACAAGTTCGTTATCAGATAGGCCGTGATCGCTGCTTGTTGTTACAACAGCTGGACTTGCTTGTGTAATATTTGTTATTGTAGCGGTCGCTGATATACCGCCTGCTTGATCAGTGCCATACAAGCCTGTGCTTGCTGCTAAAGGCTTGGCACGATTCATCATAAGTTTATTCTGTGAAATACCTGCGTCATCGTTGACGTCACTGTTAAGAATAGACTGTGATTCTAGTTGTAGATTTATAGTTGTATCGCCGTTCGATCTTTGAACAGTGATGTTTACATCGCTATTGCTTGCTTCTTTGGCATTAGTAAATTCATCAACTGCATTTTCTAGTACTGTTGCTGTCGCAGTCGGCGCACCAAGTGTGCCAACAAATACTGTAGCAAAAGTTGTGTTAAAGTCTGACCCTGAAGTTAGATCATAGGTTATAAACTGTACATCTTGATTTAAAACTTGATCGCGCTTCGCTTTTGTATCAAGCACTATAGCAGTTGATCCGCCGGTGTCTGTAATTGTGTCACCAGGAGCAATTGTTCCTGTCAGTGGTTCTACAATAATACGTTTGTAACCAGTTGCAACAAATATTTGTTTTTGTTCAAATCCGCTTCCTGCTCTGTCATGAACAGTTACGTTTCTTAAGTCATTAACTTCGTCATAATCATTTGTTGCATCGTCTACATACTTCCTAGTTGTAGCATCGTTGTCGCTGGTCGGAGGAGCAAGGTTCTCAATCTTGTTTGTATTCATGTCTATAGATGCTTCCATACTTGTGGAACCATTAAGTGCCATAAAACCAGGAGCAAATCTACTTGCGCCAGTCAATTGTATTGAACCGTTATGGCCTAGTCTTCTACTGACATAATTTGCGATCGCCTTTTCTGTAGGAACTGCTGTGTCTGAAAGGTCTGTAAATAACTCATCGTTTGAAAATTCATTTATTGTAACACCGTCTCTAAAGCCTAGGCTTGCAGCACGTGAAATACCAACTTCGCCAGAGAATGTAATTGAACCAGTAGATTGATCAACAACAAAATACTTACCTACCCTGAAGAATCCGTTTTCGTCTGAACTTATAAAGAACACACGACCTTTACGTCTTTCCCAAACTTGCGAACCAGTTGCATTTTCTTGATCACTATACGCACCTGCGGTTGACTGTAAAGGTTGACCAAGGAGTACATTTGGATAATTAGATGTATTAAATCCGCCTGTACCAATCTGTGTAAAATCATGTCCTGTTGCACGTAGTAGTGAGATAGCAATTGTAATTTCTGCTGTTGTTCCCGACTGATTTCCTAGGTATAAATTTCGAGTAGATGCAAACGGCGTTTTTATACCTAAATTTGCAGCAGACCCTGTGATATCCCAATCAGCTCCGTCGCTTTGAAAATCTTGTATCTCTATATACCATACGCTATCTGTAAGCACCCATTGACCGCCACTGGTATAAGCTGAAAACTCTCTTGAATCAATCCCAGCAGTGAGCCCATCGTTTGTAAATAATTCGAATGTGGTGGGTGTAACATTGCCTACATAAGCGGTTTGTCCATTTAGTTCTGTCATACCGCCGATTAGACGTAGTTCTATTTCAGTTCCGTTTGATAGTCCGTGTCCTGCACTTGTAACAACTGCTGGGTCGGTTTGACTTATTCCAGTTATATCACCATAACTTACAGGTTGATAATCGATTATTTGCTGTATTTTACCAGCATATGAAAATATCATGCCGCCTGTGTATCCTACATCGCCCGGAACAAGTACAGTTTGATCTGTTGCATCTGTAGAATCTTGTACAATTCTTGTCTCGGTGTCTGTACCAACTATTTTGGTTACAGCAATTTTAGTATCACCAATTGTCCCGCCAAGTGTTTTTGCACCATTATCTGGATCTGTAGTATTTCTATTTGCATAATCAACTTCCAAAACAACATTGTCAAAGCCGTCGTCAAATGTTGTTTTTATTTCGTCAGAACCAAGATCTTGATTTTGATCATCTTTTTGGGTGAATCCGGTACTCCTATAGGTAGTGTTATCGCTTTCATCAAAGTTGATAGCTGTGCTAGGACGTTCTGTAATACTTCCTGGATCTGCAACGCCTGTGAATATAATATTTTCGCCGTGTCTATAATCTATCAAAGTATCATGAGCTACTGTGTCTTGTAAATCTGGGAAGAAATCAATATTACTTCCTGCTTCTTGGATAGTCAATCTAAATACTTGATTGCCTATCCCGCCACGGTTTATCCAATTACCACCGCTAGTATAGGCAGTATATTCCTCTCCGTTTTCTGTGTTTGTTAAACTTGCATTTGTATACAAACTAAAGTTGCTAGCTGTGACATTACCAACGTAATAATTGTTTCCGTTGAGTTCCAACATACCTACAACATCACTAATTGTTATTTTGTCTCCATTGGATAAACTATGTCCAGCACTAGTAATTACTACAGGATTAGCTGCGGTAGCACCTGTAATTGTGCCTGTTTTATCTGCAGATATATATGTGCCTGGTGTTGTTTGATATACACTTAATACATCTATAGATAGATCATTTGCTGGGCTCGATCCTCCGATATCTGCACCGCTGATAACAATTACATCGCCTGCTGAATAATTACTACCAACATTAGTCACTGTAAATGTTGCATTACCGCCAGCAGTGACTATTGAAAATTCAACGCCTGTACCACTTCCAGTTGTGCTTTTTTGCGTAACTCCTGTATAGGTGGTACTGCCTCCTGGCACTGTTCCAGTGACACTTGTATTATCAACTTCTTCTATACCTGTAACTACTACTGCTCCTGTAGCACCAATGTTGCCATCATTATTTGGATCAGATAGATTTTCTACTCTACTGATTCTATAGTTTAATGGTCCAACTACTCCGCCGTGATCGATGTAAATATTGCTGTTAGATAACGGAGGTTCTTTGAAATCATAAACCGTAATACTTGTATCTTCTGCACCATTGGTAAATCCGCTGTAGGTAAACGCCTTAATAGGTTGCACCATACTACGAAGGGTTGTTACTTCATCTGGAATTTCATTTGGATCAGCACCTTCTGCGACAAGACCAAAGTTACCGTAACCGTTAGATCCGTTTAGTGAACGTATCTCTGAACCGTTGGCTGCATAGTACGCCGCTTGACAATAGTATGTAAACATACTAACCATTTCAGAGAATGCACCATTTGTAGTAACAAGACCGTAACCAAGGTCGTTGATCTGTGTAAAGTCATTACCGAGGATACTTCTGTTACCTGCTGTTTGAAGGAAAATGTCCTGTATAACGTCATCTTCTCCGTGTCCAGGATCGCCTACATCGTCTGTGCCAACTTTATTCCAACCGACTCCGTTGCCTGAATTAGGATCTAAATAGATAACTGCTCTACCAGAACTGCTGTCATAGTTTGATATTGCGTTAACCTGATATCTGATACCTTCAAAATAGAAAGGTGCTGGTAATTCAGGAAGTCTTAATTTAAGACCTTGTGCTTCTCCAGCAACATCCTGCGACTCTACATAGAGGGTAAAAGCATCTAGTGCGACTGTGCTTGAACCGTCTGTGTAGTTACCACTGTTTGCTTGGATACGCATTGGTATGTTACCGCAGAATGCGTCTACGAACATTCCCCCACTAAATGCCTTTGAATTCCTAGATCTACTAAAACTTGATGCAGTTTGAATGTATGGAGATTTGGTAAGGATCTGTCCTTCAGGGTCCAGCACACACATAAATCCGCCATGTCCCTGCACAGTCACATTTCTAATAATAGTTGCATCGTCCATTAAGAACACATCAACGCCGTCAGCATCATTGCGCTTGGGAGGATTGTAGTCTGAATCGAAAGCAAAATTAACTTTGTCTGTTAACTCTCCTACTAATGCTATCGAACTTGGAGTCTCTACCCATCTGTCTGTGTTAGTTATAGCTCCTGCACCGTCAACATCGCTGGCTTCAGATGTATGGGCTACTAGAGCCTTATAGAAAGTTTCAGTAGCGCCTACCGTATTTTTAACAAAGTCGCCCTGTTGATAGGCAGTGCCTGCAGCCCATTCTGGTTCAGCGATACCGCCATCAAGATCTACCTCAACTGAACTTCTGTCAAACCCATTACCTGCGGGGTCAACACCTGCTAACAGATCGCCAGCAATATTTGAAATCTGATCAATTGCGTCTGCTGTTTCTGTTTCGGTTCCTGGAGTTAGTGCTCCTGTATAATATTCGCCCTGTGCTTCTAGTACACCTTCAACTCCGCCTTTTTCTAGATCGTTAACAATAGCATCTACAATTAAACCTACATCTCTCTCACATTTAGTTCTTGATTCTGATGAAAACAATGTTGGATACGTAGCATCTACATATTCGCCTACTTCTCTCTGTATAAAGGTTCTATTCAGTTCTAGGATATTTGCCGCTGTTGTGTAACTGCCTGCATTTGTCTCACCAGTTTGATTAACAAATGGCGTACCTGTGGTAAGCAAGGTAATACCATCAAATTCTTTATCTCTGTAGAAATATATATCTGCAAAAGGAGATTGCGACACACGTTTTTTTGGACGTATAATCACACGCCTAAATTCGTCACCTTTGAGTGAAACATTTTTAGTTAATTTAATTGGATAGTCTTCTTCGTAGATTCCAGATTCTACTCTTATAACAACTTGTTTGGATTTGACAAAGTTGCCCATTTCTAGTTCTTCGCCAATTTCAAAGTCTTTAGCCTCTAATGGTTGTAAGAAGAAGGTTGTCGAACCTGTATCTTGTGTGAATGTGATTATTCTACCAATTGCACCGGATCTTTTACCTACTATGACTTTACCTGGTAAAGCATCAACGTTATCGTCATCTGTTTGATCTAATGAGCCAGCTGTGCTATTAGTAAGTTCTAGTTCGTATCTGTTACCAAACGCTATATCTGCGGCAGTGGGTGAATCGGGACCGTTTCTAATTATATTCCGAATTAGACTAAAATTCTGTGTAACCGATACATAGCCATTATCAGTATCAGAAAGTGGGCTTACACTTGTATCTTGATCTAATTTGTCCTGATAGCGCAATCCAATCTTTGCACTTCCGTCATTTACAAATGTTGTAAATGCACTATTGTCATAGGCTGTTGTTAATTCGGCATCAATAAACAATTCAAAAGTACCGGTGTCTATAACTTTTACAAAAAGTATTACATCTTCTATTTCTGTCATACCAGAAACATCTTTGAAAATTACTTGGTTACTGTTGCTCAACCCATGTGCTGTGCTTGTAGTCACTAGTGCCGGAGTATCACCAGATTTTTTTGTAATGCTTGTAACTATCTTGGGCAAGTACAGTTGATTTTGCAAGACTGCTTGTACAATTTCTAGTGTTTTAGCAAATGAATCATCTGTTCTTTCTAGAGCCTGGCCTGATATTTTAATTCTGCCTTCAACACTTGAATAATATCTTTCTGCTGCTGTTCGTGATAGATAGTTTGCAGTATCACCTCTCGTAACATCAAAGCTGACTGCATCTAATATACTCTCTAGGTCTGATTCAGCATCATCTATATCATATCCTACTTCGGGATTAGTATATGCTCTATATCCTGTAATTTCTTTGATAATGTATTCTTTATTGTTTTGTATAATATTTCTTGTGCTTGTGTTGACTGCACTTTCTACAGCCGCAGCAAGAACTTCTGAAGCTGTTCCCGGTGTAGTTGTAGTCGCTCCAAAACTTAAGGTTTGGAAGTATGGACCAGGTTCTTCAGGAGCTGTATTGATTAACTCGCTGGCTCTTTGAGCTGCTGCATTAATTGATCTATATGCATATGTTGGGGCTGTACCTTCTTTACCCGCAGGCACACCAGACATTGTATCATCACCTGCTGTGCTTACAAACAATACTTCTGGTGAGCTGTAGGCTGTATTGTCTACATAGTATTTTGTTGCAGCTTGTAGATCTTGCGAACCATTTGGTGACCCTGCTCCTGCTAGTTCTCCAGGATGATCGGAAAGATATAATGCCCCGGTCATTGTGTCGCCTTGACGTCTGGTTATGCTTTCTCTTGGTATAGCAACGTCTGACAAGAAGTTGCCTGTAAGAGTAGTATCAAGACCAGCATCAGTGATTGTATGCTCGTCGTCACTAGCAATTGTTCCGCTGACTCCTATTTTATTAGTTGCTGCTAGATTTGCATCTTCTGTTCTAGCATCTTCTTGATCGGCAAATATAGAAAGTTCAGTATCGGTTTCGTATCTTACGTAATAAGTTGTTCCTGAAGATAATCCTGTTGGGTCTGTGTCATCTGCATTGAAGATAAAGGCTGTTCCATTTACTCCGCTGTCGTATCCATGACCGGCATTAAAAACTAAATGGCCACTACCATTATAGCTGTCAATTGTTAATATATATCCGTCTGTACTATCTGGTTCAGATGCTACCCTAATAGGCAATCCACTGGTTACATATCTTCTGTCACCATATCCTTTTGTAATTGCAAGATCGTCAATGGTGTAACTTACACCTTCTCTATTAGATAAATCAGCTGCTGCTTCGTCTGTGATATTTAAACCACCAATTGCAAAATTTGCCGCATTAAGATGATTTCCTAGCGTCGGTGTATCTTTATCATCTACTATTTG